GAACAGCGGTGGCTAGTGAAGTGGATAAAGGCCAATTGGAGACTCAAGAAGTTTGTCATCAAGACGAACAACGAGGGCAAGCGCACAGCCATACAAGGTCACAATTTAAAGTTGATGGGTTTAAGGGTCGGTGCTAGTGACTTATTTCTGGCATACCCGAACCGGACTCGAACTAAAGCAGGTCTTTGGTTAGAGGTAAAACGTAACATGGATTACCCTCCATCAGCCAAGAAGACAGACACGTGGATTGCTGAGGAGGAGTTCCTAGAGGACATGCGAAGTGTTGGCTTTGCTGGTGATTTCTGCTACGGTTGCGAAGATGGTAAGAGAATCATTGAAGCGTACCTCCTGACGTGACAATGATTGTTTTATTATTAAACTTCCTTGTTTGCCCGTTTCGGCGGGTTTTTACGTACAGTAAATCGTGTGCTAATATTAAATTAACTAACCGACAAGGAACGTTCTATGCCTAAGTTTAGTCAAGCGTCATTCTCGAAGCTTACAACCTGTCATCCTGATTTGCAGGTATTGATGTACGAGGTGATTAAGTATTTTGATTGCACTGTATTGGAAGGCTATCGAAACGAGGCTGACCAAGAGAAAGCGTTCGCTGCTGGTAACACAAAACTCCACTGGCCTCATGGCAAACACAATCGTCTTCCATCCATGGCTATTGATGTCGCACCTTATCCCATTGACTGGAACAACTCTAAGCGCATGTATTGGTTTGCGGGCTATGTCATGGGCATTGCTCAGAAGCTTAAGGATGAAGGCAAGATGACTTACAGCGTTCGGTTCGGTGGTGACTGGGACAGTGACAAAGACATCACTGACCAGAAATTTAATGACTTAGTACACTTTGAGTTAGTTGAATAAGGAGACGTTCATGAACGAGCTTATGAACAAACTAAAAGACAACGCACACATAGCGATATCTGTCCCAGCGGTTTTGTGCTTTATTACATTTATTACGAACTTTGTTAAAGCATTGAGTGATGGTAATATAGACACTAACGAGTTTCACACGCTGTTGGCTTCTGCTGATGGCTTTGAAACTGTGATATTATTTGTTGTTATGTTAGCATTGAAGAAAAAAGACAAATAATATACATTTAATGATTTAAATACACTAAAGGATTAGTGATATGGCTGGAAAACCTAAGCCTAAGATTGAATATGTCAGAGAAGGCAGCGGACGCCCTTCAAAGTTTACTCCTGAACGGCGTGCAGCCATTGTTGCCGCTATCCGCAGTCGTGTGCCCTATGAATATGCAGCCGAAGGTAATGGTATTTGTGAAGATACTCTTTACGAATGGCTAGCCATCGGACGTAAGCATAGAAAGGAAGGTATTGATTCCGAGTACTCATTTTTTTCCGAGGACATAAAAAGAGCAGAGATGGAGCGCATTACTGAACACAATGACAATATTGCGTCCCATGTGGAGAAGTGGCAAGCTGATGCGTGGATATTGGAACGCAGATGGCACAAGCATTACGGACCAAATGCACAGCTTAATGAGCTTAATAAACGATTATCACAACTGGAAGGGACACCACATGAAAAAGTTAGCGAAGAAAGAAGTCGTCAAGATGATCAAGAAGTCGGAAGTCAAGGATAAGAAAGAAGACAAGAAGATGATGGGCAATGCCGTATTGAAAGCTAAGATGAAGAAAAAGGCCTGCAAATAATACTAGGGAGTTAATCATGGGTGCTAAATACACATCGAATAAACCAGATGGTTACTTGTCTACACGCAACAACGTGTACCTTGACCGTGAACAGAAGCAAGAGATACGCACTTACAAAGAAGCAGGTGCGTGCCGTAATCTTCCCTCTCAAAGCAAAGAAAATTATGGAAAAAAAGATGTTACAGGCAACCTGTTCAAATAAATCATGACGCACGATTGGGCTGAAACAAAGCTACAAACAGACTTAAACGGCGATGGTAAAATAGGAACAGTTGAATGAAGACTCCGGCATGGCAGCGTAAAGAAGGAAAAAATCCCGAAGGCGGTTTAAATGCGAAGGGAAGGGCCTCAGCTAAAGCTCAGGGGATGAATTTAAAACCCCCTGTTAGCGCAGCAGAGGCCAAGAAATCACCAAAATCTGCGGCACGCAGGAAAAGCTTTTGCTCAAGAATGTCTGGTAATCCAGGAGCTATGAAAGATGAGAGCGGCAAACCTACGCGTAAAGCTTTAGCTCTTAAAAAATGGGATTGCAATAAATAAATAGGATTAACCATGGCTAATAAGGAAGAACTTTTATCCTACCTAGACAAGATAGAGCAGCGTGTGCGTGACATTGAAGGCACCGAAAACAGTATGCGCTTTCAGCTAATTGAGCTAGCTGACTCTATCATGACAGACATTGACGATATTGAATCAGATTCACAAGGATTTGAAGATGAAGCTCACGGCCGCTAAACGCAAGAAGATACCCAAGGGTGAGTTTGGATTGCCCGGTGAAAAGAAATATCCAATGTTTGACAAAGCACATGCTGCCAATGCTAAGGCACGTGCGACTCAGATGGTTAACAAAGGGAAACTATCTAAGTCATCAAAGATGAAGATTGACGCAAAGGCCAACAAAATCCTAGGGAAGAAGAAATGAAATCCATGGAAAACAAGTGGGTCGTCAAAGAGCGCAAGAAGAAAGAGGCTGATAAGGCAGAGCCTTCTAGCACGCCTAAGCCTTGTCATCTCAATGTATCATTAGCAACTCGTTCACGTACCTTGCGAGGAGTGAGAAAATAGATGCTATGCAAAGCGTGTGGTTATCCTGACTCTCATGTGGTTGAAACGAAGAAGGATGAAAGACTAAACCAAATCATCCGTCGACGTGAGTGTATCAAGTGTGGCGTGCGCTATAACACCCAAGAACACATACACAGCAGACCAAACTACAAAACTCCACCACCAAAGAAGGTACTAGAGAAATGATGCTAAGTGCCTCAAGTATTGCAAACCGTATAGCCGAGATTGAACACCAACGTCAGAAGGGTGTTGAACGTCAAATAACAATTACAGATACAAGGATGGTCATTCATGCGAGAGAACAGGATAAGCTCTACGTTCCGACTGCGACTGGTAATATTGCTCATCTCGATGACAGCTTTGTGCGTGTCATTATGGGGCCTTATGGAAGTGGAAAGAGCACTTGGGCTCTTACAGAGATCGTACAACGTGCCTGTGCAGTGCCTGTGTGGTATGCCGGGAGACGTAGGAGTCGATGGGCTATCGTACGAAACACAAGCGGAGAATTAAGTTCCACTACTCTTGCGTCATGGCTATCATGGTTTGAAGACCTTGGAGACGTACGCAAAAGACAGAAGCCTATCATGACTTATGAGCACAGCTTTAACGATGGTCATGGCATAGTAGAGCTAGAGTTGCTGTTTATAGCCCTAGATAGGCCCGAGGACGTGCGAAAGATTAAATCCCTAGAGTTGACAGGGTGCTACATCAACGAGCTCTCAGAGGTCCCTAAGGCGGCTTTAGCGCACATGAAAGGTCGTGTGAACCGTTATCCTTCCAAAGCATTCTGCACAGAACCCTATTGGTCAGGCATTATAGCCGATACCAACCCGCCAGAAGATGATCACTGGATATTCAAGGACTTTGAAGAGAACACGTTTGACCATCACAAGCTTTTTAAACAACCACCGGGATTAATCAAGAATGATGACAACAAGTGGGTGCGCAATCCTAATGCTGATAATGCTAGTCATTTACCTGACAATTATTATGAGATGCTTGCCGAAGGGCAATCACAGGAGTTTATCAAAGTCTTTTGTCTTGGCGAATATGGTTCTGTGGGTTTTGGTAAACGTGTTTACCCGGAATTTAACCCGGACTTTCATGCGCTTGAGTCGTTATCGGCGGTTCAGGGTGAGCCTCTCATTCTTGGTTGGGATTTTGGTCTTACTCCTGCTTGTGTTGTTATGCAGCTGTCAGCTCGTGGATCCTTGCTAGTCCTCAAGGAATATGTAGGCGATGGCATGGGAATCAGAACCTTTGCTGACTCAATCGTTATCCCATCACTCTTGCGTGACTTCCCATATTGCAAGGTTGGCATGTCAGTCGCTGACCCAGCAGGTAACGCACGCAATGAGATTGTGGAAGAGATGTCTTGCATCGGTGAACTAAACTCATTAAGCATACCTACAACGGCTGCCCGTACAAACGACATAGACCCACGTTTAGGAAGCGTTCGATACTTCCTGAATAAGATGGTAGATGGTAAACCCGGCCTCTTGTTAGACAGGCGTAATTGCCCCACATTATTCAAAGGCTTTGTAAAAGATTACGTGTACGCACGCGTTGCAGTATCAGGTGAGGAGCGTTACAAGGACAAGCCTAATAAGAACATGGCATCACACCCGATGGATGCTTTAGGTTACGGGTGCTTGGAAGTTGCTAGTGACCGTATTGCTAGTGACAAAATAGGAAATCAAAAGCCTGTAGATATGTACAATCCAGTGATGAGAATATTTTGATGTGCAATACACGTTGCATATACTGTAAGAAGATTGAACAAGGATTAAAGAATAGCCAGAGGTGCAAAGCTTGTGAAAAAGAATTTCAAGATG